CAATGCTTTGAACGCTGCCGGACGGTTAAATATACTGGCAGCTGTTAATGCTGATCTGCAAAATTTCAATAGCATAGCAAACATTACCACAAATGTTGTAATTTTAAGCACCAATACGGTAATGATACAGGTGCAACTGCAAATGCCAGGCAATAGCCAAAATAAAACATTGCAGTTCATTTGGGATAATGCCAGGTTGGAAGTAATTACACAAGTCGTAATATGAAGCCAATTCCATCAATTCAGGATCTTTATACCAAACTGGAAAGCGATATCCAAACGCGCTTAAACCTTGTTCCTGCCGATCTTAAATTTGTGGTAGATGCTATGGCAGCGGTATTATCGGCTCAATTCAAACTATGCTATCTTTATTTACAGGATATACAGGATAATCAATTTCCCGATACGGCTGATACGCAGGCTGACGGCGGTACATTGGAGCGCCAGGGCCTCATACAATTAAATCGTTTACCTTTCCCTGCAATTGCTGGTGTTTATACCGCAACGGTACAGGGAACTGTTGGCGCGGTGCTTCCGGCATCATTGGTATTTCAATCTGACGAAAATAGTAATGCGCCAGGGAATCTTTATATTTTGGATTCAGCATATACCATGCCGGGATCGACCGGTACCATTACACTGAGATCATTAAGTGCCGGAGCAGATTATTTATTGAATGTTGGTGATGTTGTAGTTCCTACACAGCCGGTATTAGGCATTAGCCCTCAGCAGGCTGTTATTGCCTCAGTTGTTACTAATCCGGCTGATGGTGAGGATATTGATGTGTACAGGCAGAATATAATCAATGCTTACCAGTTACAGCCACAGGGAGGCGCTAAAACAGATTACCGCCTATGGGCGGCCGATGCGGATGGTGTGAGAACTGTTTATCCTTACGTTAAAAATGGCGAGGCAGGTACCGTACAGGTTTTTGTTGAGGCCGTAACAGCAGACAGCACCGATGGTAACGGAACGCCAAGCCCTTCTTTATTGACTGCGGTAGCCGCGGTAATAGAGTTTAATCCCGATACTACATTGCCGACCAACATGCGCGGGCGCAGGCCCATACAGGCGAATGTGGATTGTTTAGCTATTACACCAACGCCGGTTGATGTGACCATACAGGGTTTGCAAACTACAAGTGGTGCGATCATGGCCGCAATAGTAGCTAATCTGCAGACTTACCTATATACCGTAAGGCCATATATAGCAGGATGCGATCTTCCTCAGAATGAAAATGACCTATTAACAGCTGTTCAATTGCAAAGTGTGATATTAAGCAGTATCGGTATTGGGAACACATTTTTGGGCTTTACCATGTATGTAAATGGCGTGGTGACAAATTCCTATACTTTCGCCCTGAGTAATATTCCTTATTTAAGAAACGTAAACTACGCATAATGCCTGAGTACGTTGTAACACCGGACAGTACGCAATCGGGGTTTGATACACCGCATGGGTTTAACACGCCCCACAGGTTTCCGCAGGAGTTGCCAACATCAATTGATATAGGCAACCTGGCGCAAACGCTTTATCCTACAGGCCGCGCATTTAATCTACCTGCAGGCGGTGACTTTAAAGCATTGCATGATGCCTTTAATGATTCGCTTATTGATCTGATCACGCAGGCTTATCAATCGCTTGATGATCGTTTCCCGGATAACCCAAACTTTGATGCAGCAGATTGTTCCCTGTGGGAATACCGGTTAGGTATTCCATATAATTCAACGTTAACGCTGGTGCAGCGCCGTAACAATATTTATATTGCCATGGCGTTCCCGCAGAATATTTTAGCGCGGCAGCATTATTTATATATTCAGCAGTCATTGCAGAATGCCGGGTTTGATGTATATGTATATGAGAATATATTCTTTGATGGCGATGGAAACCTATATCAGAAAACACCACAGGATATTACCGGCGGTTCATTGGTGGGAACGCAATATGGCGGTACAACTCAGTATGGGGGTGCAACTCAATACGGGGGATCTGATGGTTCAGATGTTATAGCCAATTCTGATAAAACTGAATCATACAGTACCGGTGGTATATTGTGGCCTACGTTCTTTTTGGCAGGGTCAACAATAACAACATTTGCCAATGTACCGACAGCGCGCCAAACAGAATACCGGAGATTGGTGCTAAAATTAAAACCAGCACATACGGTTGCATTTAATTTTGTAAATTACACCTGATTTTAAAGCTATGGCACAAGATAAATCTACATTAACAAATATTGATAAGTCAAACCTGGCAGCTTATCCGGATGGGCAGATTCAGGACAATGACGGTACCAATAATGGTACACCTGTTGCCCGTTTTACCCAAAGCGATCAATATGAGTTCTTCGCGAAGCTAATGCGCCTTGCGGGCCTTACTTTCAATAATCAATATGATAATGAAACGAATGGCTTTCAGTACATAGCAGCATTACAGACCCTGGCTAATAAGAATGATTTAATACAGCCATTATCAGCTGTTACAGAAGTTATTGGAGGTGTGAGCACACAGGTGCTTAAGCTAGCTAATTTGAAGATAGAAAAGCTACAGGTAGGCGAAATAATTATAGCTCAGCCTGGCGCCGACTATGCCTCACAAACAACTATAGAGGGTTCCACAACTGGTGTGTATGCCGCAGTAACTTCAAGTGCATATAAAGCTAATAATTACCTGATCATTGTTAATGGAAGTGGTGGTTTCACCATTCAGACAATCGCGACAAGTTCCAGTTTGGATTTAATGGTAACGGCGCTTTCTTATTTAAAAGCCGCTTCAAATGCAGATACGGTAACAGGCACATCAGTTACCGGTGCTGTTACGCCTGCTTCTTTTTTATATGCTTTTACAAAATTTGTAACCGATCCAACTTTATCTGCCCCTTATTTAGCATCAGATAGTACACCTGGATTGTTAAGCGCTGCCGATAAGACTGCTATTGATACTTCGCTAACCACTAAAAAAATAGGATGGCTCAGTGGAGTTGATCCAGGAGGCGGCACAGTTGGTTCAACCTATCCTGTATCTGGGAATATTACCACAGCGACAGTGGTTTCAAATTTCACCGGTGGATATTATAGCGTAGCAGGGCAACCTATCGGCAATGGAACGCTGATACTGATTACGCTTGACGGCGCTATTTTAGATCATTCAGGAACCGCAACTGAAAGTTATTTTGTGAGAACTTTTTCAGAAAGCATAGGTTCGTCATTATCAACAGATAGTATTGCCTGGAATATTACTTTTAAAGTCATTTCTCCTACTCAGTTTCAAATAGCAATCCGTGAGGGATACAATGCAGTAGAAAACTTAAAGATTCATTGTGAAGTAGTATTGATATCATGAGAACCATTGCAGAAGTAGACGGACCATTTCAGCAGGATAGTAATTTTCCTGACGGCGCTATCCTTGATGAAACCATATCACAGGCCGGAACTCCCGTAGTACGCGAGATTTACAATGATGTGCTGGTCAATCTGTATGCTTTCATGCGCTCAGTGGGCATTGATCCTAATGGGATAGAAGATAGCGCAAGCAATGGATATCAGTTAAAGCAGGCATTGTTATTACTCACTAATACCTTAAACGATATTGAGCAACCTTTAATATTGGTAGGATCTGTATTTTCAATCAATATAGATATCACAAGCCTGCCTAATAAATATGTTTTTATCTGCAACGTATCAGCTGATTATGTGGCCAGCACTTCCTATACATTTAAAGGCTCAACTGCAACGCCTACTTATTCATTTACTTCACCTACAGGGTTTAAGGCCGGAGCAGAAGTAATATTAGTGCTGGATCAAACCGGTGTAAGAGCATATAGCTTTACAGCATCTTCCAGTTCAGTAGTGACGGATATATTTACTCCCTTTGGAACGCCTTTGGCTTTTAATAATACGGCTAAAGTATGGTACCAATCTGAAGGATTATTATTCAGCGATCTGCCGGAGGTTTATGATCTGCAAGGTGCCGTAAGGGTGGCATCCGGTGATGGAACTATTTTGGTATATGAAATGATGATCATAGGCAGCTACATAGTTTGCCTTACATTCAGCCCTACTAATTTACACTATGTATTATACAGGTTCGCGCTGAGCAATCCATCTGCCGCGCCTACAGTTATTACCATATCAGGTACAGGGTTTCCCACCGGCACCGTAACGAATGATTATCAACCTTTCATTTATACCGATGGTACAAAGTTTTATATCACGAATGGCACAGGAAACTCAGCTAACGGATATGCTGTAAATACCTATACGATGAACCTGGCTGCCGGTACTATAACTTCATTGGCAAGCGTATCGCTTGATACATCTTTTCAGAAAACTACCAATGCGATAGTACAGGGGATTTACCTTTATACATTTATTTCCGGGACTGTATTGCAATATAACCTTTCTTCAGGAGCATCTAAATATGGTGCAGCGTTCCCTGGTTATATCGGAAATCTATTCGCCTTTAACGGCAGTATATTTTACAGCAATGGTGATGTAGCTACTAAGTGGATGCTGCCGGTTTATAGTTAAAATACAACTTTTGGTGTTTTTTAAATCCAACTTATGCCAAATAATATCTCATTCGATGTAAATAATGATGCCGCGATAGCCTATACGACAAAGCTACTGTCATTGCATAAATCTGCCTTTCCGGTAGCTGTCAGGGCTACGCTGAATGATGCGGCATTCGATATGAAGAAAAATACATTGCCGGATAGCTTCCGCAGTCACTTCGTTATTCGTGCACCTACATTCATTAAACGCTTTACCTCAGTTCAAAAGGCTAATGGGTTTGATGTGGATACTATGAGCTCAGCTATCGGATTTGTTGATCAGGGCGAACAAAAGGTAGATGCGGCCATACGTGGTATAGAAGATAATGAGGTGGGTGGGAAAGTAACAACTGGTTTGGCTTACTTACCTGGCTCCCGCGTTGGTGGAAGTGCTGACAGGGCTGTTACCCGTAAGAACAGATTCTCAAAGGATAATATTATTGAGATACAAAACATATACAATATTACAAGTCGGCAAAGAGTTGGAACAACTAAAAGCAGATTTGTTGCATCAGCAATTATGGCTGCTAAAACAGGTAAATTTATAAAACTAAGAAAAGATGGCAGAAACTATTATATAAAAGTAAGTAAAGTTTCAATCAACAAAGGTAAAGTAGATTTCACATCTAAAATAGTTTATGCTTCAAGAAACTCCAGTAACAAATCTATAAAGGCTACGCACTTTGTTGAGCATGCCGCCGGAGATACTATAAAGAAAATGTCTGACTTCTATAAAAAGAATGCAGAAAAGCAATTCACAAAGTACATGAAATAGTTATTTTAACAACTTTCCGGTAAATAACATATAGGCAGATTGAAGTTCATTTAAATATCTAATTTTAAATAAAACTTTTTCTTCATAATCACTATCATTTAAATACCTATGGATAATTATAAATTTCCCATCATCTATTTTGATAAAAAAATCAAAAACATCATCAAAGTGATAATAATTTTTATTTCGATCTTCAAAAATTAAAAATCCATTATCACATTTTTCAAAATAAGAAGCTATGATTTGTTCATTTAATAAGATTTTATTAGGAACAAGAAAAGTAGGTGATAGAAAACTGTCATCGAATTTATAATCTTCCAATTCCTGAACATAATAGGGAAGCATAATTTTATCACCTCCTGAAATTTCCATATAAATACTGTCGCTTTTGTATTCGTATTGAAATCTATTTATTTTAAATCCCAGATTTTGGATAAATGTTTTTGGGTGGACGCAAATTCCTTTTGCATCCAAAAAAGAAGAATTAAGTTTGATTATCATTTTGTCGAAGTTTTGAATAGCAATTATAAGTATAATTATTGATATATCAAAGTATATGAAATAGGAAAGGCCACTTCACAGCAGCCTTAACATTCACAAAAAACTTCGACATTTTGGGTGAATGCTTCAAAGATAAGAAAGTTTTTCAAATTCCTCTATTGCTTTAAATATTTGTAAAGCTACTTGCGGAACTATTGCGTTACCACCAGCTTTAACACTTTCTATGCGCCATTTAGAAAAGGTAATTCCGTCCAATTTACCTGATAACCCATCATTTCCATTACAAATTGGGGATTGAGTTGGGAAGTTTTGCCAAGTACCGCAAATTGATCTGCTAAGTTGTCCGCTTTCGCTTTCATTCGTCCCCTCTTTGTTAGGGCTTCTATTGACGATGCTCCCTTGTAATTCTGAGCCGCAGGAGTTGGAAGTAGCCCCATTGTAGCCAAATCGTGAAGTTCTATAGTCCACCCCTGAATTAATTTCCTTTTTATTCTTTTGCTCTGCGGATCTTTGTTCCAATTTCGCGCGCAGCTTGCCACTGGCGTAGGCAATAAACCAAACCCTTTCACGCTTATGCGGCGCGTCAATACCTGCAGCTGGAAGTAGAAACGGCGTGACTTCGTAGCCCTCAGCTTCCAAATCAATCTGCACCTGCTCGAATACCATTCCTTTTGACCAAGTAACAAGGCCGGAAACATTTTCGCCCACAACGAAGCATGGCTGTATCTCTCGTATTGCTCTAAGCATTTCGGGCCAAAGATGGCGTTCATCTTCGGTTCCCAATTGCTCTCCTGCATTGCTAAATGGCTGGCAGGGAAATCCTCCTGTGAGGATGTCAATTGTTCCTCTGTGAATAGTGAAGTCTGTTTTTGTAATGTCATGATATTGTTTAGAGTTTGGGAAGTGATAAGCAAGTACTTTTTGGCAGAAAGGATTCCATTCGCAATGAAAAATATTTTGCCAACCCATCCATTCAGCAGCTAAGTCGAAGCCACCTATTCCTGAGAATAAAGATCCGTGTGTGAAATTCATGAAGTGTCGAAGTTTTGTATTCAACAATATTACGTATAATTGTATTAATATTCAAAATAAATTAAATGGGCTGGCAGGATAGTATAACCAATATAGTCTTTACCATACAGACAGGGGACGGCAAAAAGTTCACTCCGTTATGGCAGCCCGGTGAGTTCTCCAAAGAATATAACCAAACCGCCTTTGAATATATTGATGTTCCAGGTAGTTACGTTGCCCGTAAACAGCCGCGAGCCAGGCGATTTCCCATGACTTTCTTTTTCCAGGGTGATGATTGTATTGACCAGGCGAAAGCATTCGACACCTCAGCTGATGATCCCCGGCCATGGGTATTGCATCATCCTTATTATGGCAACTTAAATGTACAACCCATTGAAATCAGATATAATAATACAGCCTATAATGTAAGTGAGGTTACCTGCGATCTGTGGGAAACTATTACCATATCATTACCTGCCGCTACTATTGATGTGCAGGATAACATATCAGATAAGGTAATAGCATGCGCGGAGATATCGCCGGTAGATTATTCAAATAAGGTAGCTTTAAAGCCAACTGATCTAACTGGTATAGTGGCTTATGTAAATGGAATAAACGCCAGGGTGCAAAAGGTATTGACGGATGCTGATTATTCAGATTACACGAATAGCATCAACAGTACTTTTAACGCTTTAGGCCAAATGCTTACTGATCCGTCAAGTGGCATTACAGCCATTGAAAATACGATATTACAACCGGCATCGTTCTCCCTTTCGGTAGTGGCCCGTACTGCTAATATAACTTCATTTATGATTGATGCACTTGCGGCCATATTAATACCTACAAGGAATAACAGTGCTTTTTATGAAGCAGTTGGGGGTTTAACGGTAGCTTCATTTGCCAGTGCTGTTGCCAATCCGTTACCTACGGATTATGTTACCAGGGCAGATGTAGCTACGCAGTCTGATGCTTTATCAACGCTTTATCAGTCGTACTTAACACAAATGGATGCGCTGTATAATGATGATCCGAATAGCACTATTGCTTATTCAGCCTCACAGGGTACACAGAATGCCTTGCAGGATTTGGTATTGGCAACATTAAGTGGATTATCACAGATAGCCTTTAACGCTAAGCAGGAGCGTGTGATCATGACTGAAAAGGATAGTAACCTAATTGTACTTACTCAGCGGTATATGGGATTAGATCCGGATGATAACAACATCAATACTTTCAGAACCATTAATAAAATAAAGAATAATTCTATATTTTTGGTAAAGAAAGGCACACAGATAACTTATTATGTATGAAAGATTTTTTTATATTTTTTAGTGGCTTTATCGGAGGCATTACTACATTGGCGGTTATTATTATAATCGTTGATACAAGAGTTTGGGTAAGGGATTTAAATTCAAAGCATCATATTGGTGGATATCAGCCAAAAGAAGATGTAAAAACTCCACCACCGGGCCATGATAGTTAAGATTAACGGGCAGCAATATAAATATTTCAACGATTGCAGTATTCAAACTACGCTCGCATCCGTTGCCAGTACATTTGCTTTCTCAGGAACGTTTGACATTAATAATCCTGTTCATAAAAAGCTATTTAAACCACTTCAATATTACCGGGTACAGTTCTTTGATGAAGATCGGGCTAATACGCCTAATGGTGGTTTACTTTCTACCGGCACCGTAGTTTCCCATAAGTTCGCCAGTAAAGCCGCGCCACAAAATGTGATGCTATCTGGTTATAGCATAAGTGGTATCCTGGAAGATTGCCAGTTGCCTCCCTCGGCTTATCCTTTGGAGTTTACCAATCAATCATTAGGGCAGATCGGCACCAAAATATGTAAACTGCTGGGCATTAACCTGATTGTTTATGACATTGTAAAAAAAGAATGCGCCCAGATCATACCGCGAACTGTTATTAAGCCGGATGAAACATTAAAGAATTTCCTTTCTAAAGTGGCATTCCAGAAAAATGTGATCATCAGCCATGATATTTATGGCAACATCATCATGTTTAAGCCGGATGTTAAAGCTGCCGCCAAGCTTTCTCTGAATCAAACTAACTGCGATTCAATGGAACTGGAAATAAACGGCCAGGAACTGCATAGCGATATTACCTGCATCAGACAGCCGGATGTAGGTGAGGTTGGCGATAATCCATTTCAGAATAATTATGACAACTTACCTTCATTTGAATCATTCGGAAGCTCTCGAAAGCGAAAATCATTCAAGATCGGCACTATTGACAACACGCCTGATTTATTGATAGGCTTATTCAGGCCCCGGGTTGAAGTTCTCACTAAAGGAACATTCTATAATACACTAACCGCTTCACAGAATTTAATGGCAGCTGAGTTACAGGCTATCAAAGTGACTTTTACCTTACCTTACTGGCCGCCGGTGAGTATTGGCGATATAGTGGAGATTATTAATCCCGAAATTTATATCAACACTTTAACCAGGATGGTTATTGAATCAACCAATATCAGTGAGAATAACGAAAAGAAAGTTTTTATTGGAACGCTTGTATTGCCGGAAACATTTACCGGTGAGCAGCCTAAAAATATATTCTCATGATGATCAAAGGTAATTTTTACAGTTCAGTTATTGAGGCGGGCCGGAGAATGATAATGGCATTTCAGTTTGGGGCCAAGACCGTTTATGAAGTTGCGCCTTTCGGGGATGATAGTTGCCCGCCACAGGGTGCCGACATTATTACCTCTGATACGGTTAATGATAATTGTACAGTGAGTGTGGGCGTGATAAATAATAATCAGCAAGCTGGCCCGGGCGAAAAGCGCATGTACGCCGTTAGTGTGGATGATCAAGGAAATATAACTGAGGCTTTTTATACCTGGATGAAAAAGGATGGCACATTCGAGATAGGGGGCGCCATTGATTTCGCGGTTAGGTTTAATGCACTTAATGCAGGATTGCAGGCGCAGGTAACCAAAATGGAAGGCCAATTAACTTTAATAGCTGCGGGAATCGCTACGGCAGGCGGTTCATATACACCTGGGGATATCAGTTTAGATATTTCAGCGGCGAAGATTGACAAAATAAAAACTTTATAATTACCTTTATTGCATGAAACAATTTAAACTTTGTTTATTATTCATCTTCATGAGCAGTTTTGCATTCGCGCAAACTACCCCATGGAGTTCAACTCCAACCGTAACTACTCAATCAAGATTATTTGGCGGCGTATTTCAAGTTAGAGATATAAATAATGCTCATTTATTTAGTTGGCCTGATACATTGGCGAAATTAATTGGAAAAATACCAGTTTTCAACAACGGCATAGGCTCATACGGTAGTTATATAGGGCTAGGCAATAACCCACTGCAACAAAACACTTACCTAAATATTAACAACCATTCATTCACGATAATAGACAGTGCCAATGCGAACAACTATTTCAGATGGCGTAATTCTGATGGGTTTACAGGTATTTGGGACGATGGATCAGAGGGAGTTAATGTTAATTTTAATCCCGGGTCTATAGACTTGATTGCCGCTTTGGATGATAATACAGGAAGGGCAGAGTTCACAGGTACAACATCACGCCTTTATACACAGTTTTACAATCAAGGTACAGGACAGACAGTATCCATAAATCAGGATAATACAGGCATTTCATTTGTAAATACATTTACCTATAAACTACCGCATGTTGACCCAAGTTTGGATATAGTGGATGGAGGGTCGTTGCTGACAAAACACAAAGCAGATAGCTTGTATTCCGCTGCGGGTTCATCTGTCAACATTGGCAATTCGGATTTAACTATAGTTGGGGGCAACAGAACGCTTTCGACAGGGACTAATAATTTCATTGTTTCGGATGGAGGCTATAACGGGTTATTCATATTGCCAAGTAGTTCAACATCTTTTTTAAGTGGTGGCACATCATTGGCATCGGGAGTTATTACAACAAGCAATTTGCAATCCGCTATTGTTTACAATAACTCAACATTTGGAGGAGTAGCTTCTGGACTAACATTCAGCCCAACAGCCATAACACTTACCGATCCATTAGGACACGGTGTATTAGGTGCTGCTGATTATAGTGGGTATACAAACCCATTAGCTTATGTTCAACAAAAATGGGTGACTAATAAT